GTACAGATGTTGACCAAAAATTTATTATACCTAGTGAAAACGCTGACACTTCAACTTTGTCAGTTAAAGTTCAAAACAGCTCCTCTGATACAACAACTAACACTTACTCTTTAGCTGGTGGTTATAATAATGTTACTGCTACATCAAAAGTTTACTTTATACAAGAAGGTCAAGATGGCAAGTATGAAGTTTATTTTGGTGATGGTGTTAACGGCGCTTCTTTATCAGATGGTAATATTGTAATTTTAGAATATGTTGTAACAAATAAAACGGTTTCAAATGGTGCTAGTTCTTATACACTTTCTGGTAATATTGGTGGTTTTACAGATGTTACAATTGCAACGGTATCAAACTCTCAAGGTGGTTCAGATGGTGAAACAGATGAATCAATTAGACATAACGCACCTTTACAATATGCAGCTCAAGATAGAGCAGTTACAACAACTGATTATGAAACTTTAGTAAAATCAATTTATCCAAATGCATTATCAGTAAGTGCTTGGGGTGGCGAAGATGATGAAACACCAAGATATGGTATTGTAAAAATAGGAGTTAAAGCAGCTTCAGGTTCTACACTTACTGAAACTACAAAAGCAGATATTGTAAGTAAATTAAAACCTTATAATGTCGCTTCAGTATCACCACAAATTGTTGACCCGGAAGTTACTTCAGTTTTATTAACATCAACCGTCAAATATAGTTCAGCCTCAACAACAAAATCTACAGATACTTTAAAATCAGAAATTACGACAGCGATTACGAATTATAATACAAATACATTACAAAAATTTGACGCAGTTTATAGACATTCAAAATTAACAGGTCTTATTGATGATGTTGATACAAGTATATTGTCAAATATTACGACAATTAAAATTAGAAAATCATTTACGCCTACTTTAGCTTCATCTACAAAGTATGATATCTATTTTAGAAATGCATTATTTAATCCACATTCAGGACATAATTCAAGTGCTGGTGGTATTTTAAGTTCAACAGGTTTTAAAGTAACAGGAAGTGATTTAGAACAATTTTTAGATGATGATGGAGCAGGTAATGTAAGAAGATATTATTTAGCTGCTGGTATTAGAACATACACAAATACAACACAAGGTACTATTGATTATGATTCAGGTCAAATTACACTAAACTCTTTAAACATAGCTTCTATTTCAAATATTAGAGGTTCAACTTCAACGGTTGTTGAATTAACGGTAACACCAAACTCAAATGATGTTGTTCCTGTTAGAGACCAAATTGTAGAATTGGATATTGCAAACTCAAATATAACCGTTACAGCTGATACATTTGTCGGCGGCTCTGCTGACGCAGGTGTAGGTTATACAACAACATCAAGTTACTAATGAACAATGGCAAAATTTAATGATAAAATATCAACGATACTTAACAGCCAACTACCAGAGTTTGTCGTTGCTGACCATCCTAAATTTGCAGAATTTTTAAAAGTATATTATCAACTTTTAGAGTCAGCAGAATTATCAATCAATACCATCGAGGGTACAGATGGTATTTTACTTCAATCAGAAACAGGTCAATCTAACAATTTAGTTTTAAACTCTAGTCGTAAAGATACAGCAAGAACACTATTAGACGCCGGCGATAAAATACTTTTAGAAGAATCTACTTATGGTAAATTTACTAGAGGTGAAACTATTACAGGCCAAACATCAAAAGCAACTGCTGTTGTATTAGTAGAAGATATTGCTAATGACAGATTAATTATTTCAGCACAAGATAAATTTATTGATACTGAAGTTATTGTAGGTTCTAGTTCAGGCGCTCAAGCAAATATTACAAATTACAAACCTAATCCTGTAAATAATATTGCAGACTTGGTTAATTTTAGGGATCCTGATAAAGTAATTAATCACTACTTAACAAATATGAGAGATGAGTTTTTAGCAACTCTTCCTGAACAAACAGCTGCTGGTGTTGATAAAAGAAAATTAATTAAAAATATTAAGTCAATGTACAGAGCAAAAGGTTCTGTTCGTGGCCATGAAATGTTTTTTAGAATTTTGTTTGGTGAAACATCCGAAACAATTTATCCTAGAGAACAAATGTTAAAGGCTTCTGATGGTCAATTTGATTCATTAAAAGTATTAAGAGTAATTGCCTCTGTAGGTGACGCAACACAATTAATTGGTAGAACAATAACAGGACAATCTTCAAGTGCAACTGCTATTGTAGAAAATACATCTACATTTCAAATTGGTGATAAAACCGTTACACAATTAATTTTAAACGCAGATAGTATTCAAGGCACATTTACCGTAGGTGAAGAAGTACAAGGTACTTCATCCGATTTAGATGATTATTTTATTAAGGCAAATGTTACAGGTATTCCTGGTTCAAAAAATATTACAAATGATGGTTCATTAAATTTAACTACAGATACAATTACATTAACAGCTGGTGGTACTGGTGCATTATTTCAAATAGATGATATTGGTCCAGGTAAAATTACTGAAATTGTAATTGATAACGCAGGAACAGGATATAATATTGGTGATAATTTAACTTTTACAAACACAGGAACAAATGGTAATAATGCAGCTGGTTTTGTTGCAGTTGTAAACGGAGGTTTTGCAGACCAAAATAATAGTACAGAAGCCGCAACTGGTGTTGAAGATACTTTAGTTTTAGAAGACGCAACAATACAAGGTGACGCTTATGATGGTAATACTATTGTTCAAGAAAAATTTACAGACTTACAACCTATTACAAAAATATTTTTAACCAATGGTGGTAATCAATATACATCTTTACCTACCGTGTCAGTTACATCATCAACTGGTTCAAATGCAACCGTTAGAGCGTTTGGTTCAGAAATAGGTAGAATTGTAAAATTAAAAACGGTTGAATTAGGTAGAAGTTATGAAACATCACCGACACCACCTGTTTTAGGATTTTTTAATAACATGATTGTAACTGGTGTAACAGGAACATTTATATCAGGTGATACGGTTAGCGGCGCAGGTGGGGCTTCAGGAACGATTGATAGTTTTGATAGTGATAGAGGTTTATTAAGAGTAAAATCTGTAACTGGTAATTTTGTATTAGATGAAACATTAACATCAGCTACATCTGGCACTTGTACACTTAAAAAATTAGATGTATCAACTGCCTCTGTTAGTGTTGTTTCTGTTTCCGATACAGATGGTGAATTTATTAATGAAAGAGGTAAACTTTCTGAAACTACAATGAGAATACAAGATAGTTTATATTATCAAGATTATTCATATGTAATTAAAGTAGGTCAATCAATTGCAAGATGGCGGGACGCATTTAAAAAAACTATGCATACTGCTGGTTTTTATTTTACAGGTCAAGTTGATATTGAATCAAGAATTACCGTAACTGCTAGTGGTCCTGTTGAGGGTGTAACTTCAGGCATTGAAGAAACACCATTACTATCACTTGTTAATACTTTATTTACTACCGTTTTTGGTAGAAGATTAGGAACGGCTAGTGATGGTACATCATTAAGAGCTAATGCTCATCTAGGTGTAAATGTTGATGTAAGTAACACTTTTGAGGATCCTTTTGCTGCTAATACTAGAGATGTAACAGCAAGTAGAGAAGATATTGAAATTGATTATTTAAGTAGGCAAAGAAATATACTTACAGACAATTCAGGTGTTTTACATGATATTAGAAGTGGTTATGCTTATGGTGGACCTAGATATGGTTCATTAAATAGATATGCAAATACCGTATTTGGTAATACAAATAGTGGTTCTAATGCAAACTCATTTCAAAACTTAAGCAATTTAAGAATTGAGGGTACTAAAACAGCTCTTGATGGTCAGCAAGTTCCTATATTTTTATTAACTTCAAATGAGATAGGTAAAAAATTAAGAATGAATTATGCTTTTCCAGCTGAAGTTGCTTCTAATAAAGAGTTGTTTAGTAATACATTGACTACTTTTGATAGTAACTCAATAACATTTGACGGAACAACGCCGTAAACAGGTATAAATATAGTAAAAGAGAGTTAATAAATGGCAAAACTTACAATAGGCAGAGGTACTAATCCCAATGACGGAACAGGAGATAATCTCCGAGATGGTGCTAATAAGGTAAATTTAAACTTTACAGAAATTTACACAGCGATTGGTGATGGTACAACGGTAGACGGAACATGGAAACTACAAGACGATAGTTCTACTGAAGCCATTATTTCAGCAAACGGTGAAGTATTAAGAATTTTAGGTGGTACTGCTGTAACAACCTCTATATCTGGTAACGATTTAACAATTAATTTAGATACATCTTCAGTTGTAACTGCTACAGGTACAACAACAATGACGAACAAGACTATTGCTCTTGGTTCAAATACGGTATCTGGTACAACAGCACAATTTAATACAGCATTAACTGATGGAAGTTTTGCAACATTAGCTGGTTCAGAAACACTTACAAATAAAGCAATAGATTCAGATAACAACACAATTACAAACATTGTTAACGCAGATATTAAAGCTAATGCCGCTATTGCAAATTCTAAATTAGCAAACTCTACAATTTCTTTTAGTGATGATAGTTCATCATCATCAAGTATTTCACTTGGCGGTAGTTTTTCAATTTTAGGTGGTTCTGGTATTACAACATCTTTAAGTGGCACAGAGTTAACAATTGCTACAGACGGTGCAGTTGTAACAGAAACATCTACTGACACACTTACAAACAAAACAATTTCAGGTGCCTCAAACACATTATCAAATATTGGTAACTCATCTTTATCAAATAGTTCAATAACTTTAGGTGATGATACAATTGCATTAGGTGGCACAGACACTAGCATTGCAAATTTAAGTTTAACAGGTGCGACAGGAACAATTGACTTAACAAGTTCAGGAAATAAATTAAGATTTAACTTTGCAAATACAGGTTCTTTTCCTACAGCTGCAACTTACGAAGGTATGTTTGCTTACGATATTGGTGGTAATAATCCATATGTTGCAGACGCAGGTGGTTGGGTAAAAATTTTAACTGAAAATGGTTCAATAGGAGATTTATCAAATGTTAATCTTGGCTCGCCATCAGCAGGTCAAGGTTTAGTTTGGAATGCCGGCGGTTATTTTGAACCAGGTAGTGTAGCTGGTGGTTATGTTGCAGGTTCAGATTTAGATTTACAAGGTGCAGACCCACAAGACGCAGGTTATGTAGGTTTCAGGTCACCAGATGATTCAGTAGTAAAAACAATTACGGTAACGGTTGCTACTAAAACAACTGAACATTATCATCATGGCACAGGTTCATCAAGTGGTTATGTATTAGACGGTCATGAATCACCAGCATTAATTTTAGCACCAGGTATTTACAAGTTTGACCAATCAGATAGTTCAAACTCTGGCCACCCATTAAGATTTTATTATCAGGCAGATAAAACTAGACAATATACAACAGGTGTAACTACTTCAGGAACACCAGGCTCTTCAGGTGCATATACACAAATAGAAGTAGATTTTACTAGTACAGGTCCAATTCACTATCAATGTTCATCACACGCACATATGGGTCATGTTATTTCTTATCCGTTTACAAATAGAAATAAATTAACTTTTACAACTGATAAAACAAATACAGGTGATGGCTCTGATACTACATTTACCGTTTTAGCAGGTACAACGGTAGATAATATTTTAGTTTTTGTAAATGGTATTTGTTTAACACCGACAGATGACTATACTATTTCAGGAACAACATTAACATTCACAACGGCGCCGGCAAATTCGGCAGAGATTGTGTTTAGATATCTAGGATACTAATATGGCAGAGAGTAACGCAAGTAAATTTTCACAATTCATAACAGCAGACGGTCTGACAAGCGTAGATATTGTATCTGATAAAGCTTATATTGCAGAAACAACTTTAACAGACCAATCGACCATAACTTGGGACATGGCAACGCAATCTGTTTGTAAAGTTACACTTGCAGGTAATAGAACGGTTGCAGCTCCATCAAATGGTAGCACAGGACAATTTTGTTCAATTCTAGTAATACAAGACGGAACAGGTTCAAGAACATTAACATGGAACGCAGTTTTTGAGTTTGCCTCTGATACTGCTCCAACATTAACAACAACTGCTTCAAAAGGAGATTTATTTACTTTTAGATATAACGGAAGTAAATGGTTAGAAGTTGGTAGAAATCAGGCATTGACATTATCGTAGGAGAAATTATGTACGCATTAGTAGAATCAGGAAATATAACAAAAATCTTTCATAACCCACAAGGTTTCAAATTAGGTGATAATCAATACTCAGCTGATGTATTTACTAAATGGTCAAATTCTGAAAGAGAAGCTATTGGAATATATGCAGTAACTATTGATAACACAAATAAAAAAAATGAAAAGTGGTATACGAACACTAATCAAACATTTACATATGACGCAAGCGCTAAAACGGTAACTGCTACATATGGCACAGCAACTGCTAAAGCACATGCTGATGTAACAACAGATGGTGTTGTAACTCCTGGTTTAAAAACAGAATTAATAAGAGATTTAAAAAAAGATGTATCTCGTATCTTATCAGAAACAGATTGGTATATTACAAGAAATTCTGAAAAGTCAACAGCTATACCAAGTAACATCACAACACATAGGGACGCCGTAAGGACAAAACAAGCAGAAATGGAAACAGCCATCACAAATGCAGCTGACACAGCGGCACTTGAAACATTATACACATATACTGAACAAGAAGATGGTACAGCGACAAGACCATTAGGTGAATTGCCAGAATTGGAGAGTTAATTATGCCTATATTTACCGTAGGTGCGGCTGGAACAACAACATCATCTAGTTATGAAATTGCTAACTCATTAAGATTTAATGCTGTTGGTTCAGATAAAAGTTTAAAAAGAACAAACGGTAGTGCTGGCAACCAACAAACTATGACATTTAGTTTTTGGGTAAAAAGGTCAATTGTTGCTGAAGATTTTGGTGGCGGCGGTCTATTTGGTTGTGGTACGGCAGATGGTGATGAATTGAATCTTACCTTTAGAAGTAATGTTATTGACCTTCGTTGGGAAATGACAAATGGCACTCAAGGTGATTTTAGAACAAACAGAAGATTTAGGGATATGTCCGCCTGGTACCATATTGTTTTAGCACTTGATTCAACTCAATCTACATCCTCTAACAGAATTAGGATATATGTCAATGGGGTTGAAGAAACTAGTTTTGGTGAAGCCGCATATCCAAATCAAAATTTAAATTTTAAAATTAATGGGACGGTTGAACAAGAAATAGGTAGATTTATTAGAAGTGATAAATCACTAGTCGGATATTTAGCAGAATTTGTTTTTATTGATGGACAACAATTAACCCCAAGTTCATTTGGAGAATTTGATGACGACAATAATTGGATACCTAAAGATGTATCTGATTTAACTTTTGGTTCTAACGGATATCATTTAGACTTTGAAGATAGTTCAAGTTTAGGAAATGATGTATCAGGTAATAATAATGATTGGACATTAAATAACATATCAGCTACTGACCAATCAGTTGATACTCCTACAAATAATTATGCAACATTAAATCCATTAACTACAAATAATTCTAGTTACACTTTTGCAAGCGGCGCTTTAGACGCTACTAGTTCTACATCATGGTTAGGCTCAGTAGGCACCATAGGGCTATCGGCAGGAAAATGGTATTGGGAAGCAAAATATATAAGTGGTAATTTTGGAATAGGAATTGGTAAAGTAGGAACATCAGCAACAGAAACAAAAAATTTATCTTCAGCAAATAATGGTTATATTAGTAAATATGCTGATGGTTATGAGTATTTTAAAAATTTTTCAAATAGTAACAAGTTAAATAATAATAGTTCTACATCTTACGGCTCAGTACCTTCAGCAAATGACATTATGATGGTGGCTTTTGACGCAGATAATGGGACAATTTGGGTAGGTAAACAAGGCACTTGGTATGGTAGTGCAACACAAAGCGAAATAGAAGCAGGCACCACTACAAATTCAATGTATTCATCAATAACTATGGATGATTTTTTTCTGCCTAGTGCCTCAATAGAAAATGGTCAATTAACTTTTAATTTTGGTTCACCACCTTATTCAATTACATCAGGTAATTCTGACGGAAATGGCCACGGTAATTTTGAATATACCGTGCCTAGTGGCTACTATGCGATAAATTCTAAAAACTTAGCACAATTCGGATAAAATATGGCTTATACAACAATAGATAAATCTACTGACAACTTTTCAACAATATTATATACCGGAAACAATACTTATCCTAGGTCATTAACAGGTTTTGGTCACCAGCCAGATTTCGCATGGTTTAAACATAGAGGTATAGCGTATTGGCACCAAACTTATGACTCTGTAAGAGGAACAGGTACAGGTGGTGGTGTTCTATATACAAATAGACAAGACGCTCAAGATGATACATATAAAGTAAATTCTTTTGATAGTGATGGTGTAACAATTCCATCATCTTTAGGTGCAATAAATGATTCTGGTAATGTTGTTGCATGGAGTTGGAAAGCAAACGGTTCTTCAACATCTTCTAATTCAGATGGTGATATAACTTCAAATATATCTGCCAACACAACAGCGGGCTTTACGGTAGGAAAATTTACAGGAACAGGTAGCACAAGTACGGTTGGTACAGGTTTATCTGATACTGATATAGTGTTTTTAAAAAATAGAGGTAGAGCTTCTACTAATTGGGTTGTTTATCATAAACTAATTGACGGTTCTTATGATTACAATTACTTAAATAATAATAATGCTGGTGCTAATTCAGCATTAACTCACACCATGACTAATTCTTTTAAAGTAGGTACTAACTATGATACAAATTATTCAAGTGATGAATATATTTTTTATGCATGGCAATCAATTAAGGGGTTTAGTAAATTCGGAAAATATACCGGGAATGGTGATAATGACGGACCTATGATTTTTACAGGCTTCAAGCCGGCTCTAGTTATAACTAAAAGATTTGATGGCGCTGGAGATTGGGCTATGATGGACCATAAGAGACCAAATGAGTTTAATGTTGTTCAAAACTATTTAAAAGCACAAGAAGTTGACGCAGAACAAACAGACGATAGTTTTAATATAGATATAGTTAGTAATGGATTTAAGTGTAGATATAACAATGGTAATTATAATGCAAGTGGTGGTTCATATATTTACATGGCTTGGGCTATAAATCCTTTTGTTTCGTCTGGAGGAGTGCCAACCGTAGCTAGATAAATAATTAAAGATGATAGGAAACTTGTATAAATATAATAAAGGAAGATAAAAAAAGATATGCCAGCGATTATAACAGACAAATTTAGAATTCACAACTCTGAGCAGTTTCACGAAGCCTTTTCAGAGTCTTCAGGTAATACTATGTACCTTGGTATTGGTAGACCACAACCATTCGCAACATCAACAAGAGCAGATTCAAGAACAAATAACGAAGGTTCTGATACATCACCTGTAACTCCAGCAGATAATGTAAACGCACAATTTTATCCTTTTGATGATTTATTGGCAGCTAAAAAAATTACTTCTTCAGATGTTACCTTTGCGATACCAAGAAGAAACTGGACTACAGGAACAACTTACGATATTTACAGACATGATTATGGAGAAAGAATTACAGGCACTACAACAAATCAAACAGCAAATAGTGGTGCAACAACTTTACATGATTCATCTTTTTATGTATTAACAGCAGATAGAAATGTTTACAAATGTTTAGATAACGATGGCAATACTGCTTCAACCGTAGAGCCAACAGGAACATCAACTGCTATCTTGTCAACTGCTGACGGATACAAGTGGAAATATATGTACACTTTATCTGCTTCACAACAAGCAAACTTTTTATCTACAGATTTTATGGCAGTTGCAACAAACTCAACGGTGGCCTCTGCTGCTGTTGATGGTGCAGTTAACATTGTAAAAATTAAAACTGCCGGTTCAGGTGGTTCAGACGGCACACATACTAACATTGATATTAGAGGCGATGGTTCAGGTGGTAAAGTTTCAGTTACGGTAGCTTCAGGTGCAGTAACAGCTGTGACCGTTACAACTCCAGGAACAGGTTACACTTTTGGTACTATTTCAAATGCACAAATCGTAGCCGCTGGTGCAACAAGTTTATCGGGTGCAGAATTAGATGTAATTATTGAACCAAAAGGTGGTCACGGTAAAAACGCAGTAGAAGAATTAGGTGGTTTTTATGTAATGTTAAATACATCACTTGAAGGAACAGAAAGTTCAAATACAAGTGATTTTACGGTTGCAAACGATTTTAGAAAAATTGCTTTAATTAGGGATCCACTATCAGGTGGTTCAGCTGCTTCAGCAACAACTTTAAGAGGAACAAAAGCTATAAATTTAACAGGTGTTTCAGGAACATTTACAATTGATGAAGAAATAAATCAAGCGTCAACTGGTGCCGTTGGTAAAGTTGTAGAGTATGACTCAACAAACAAAATTTTATATTACATTCAAACTAGACATAATGATGAAGGTGTTGATAGTAACGGTAATCAAACGGCGTTTAGTGGTACAAATGTAGTTACAGGACAATCATCAAGTGCTAATGGTACACCAACTACATCAACTAGCACAATTAATAGTCAATCATTTACTAGCGGTTATTCGTCTGCTGAAATTGACGCTGACTCTGGTGATATTCTCTATATTGAAAACAGAGCGCCAATTACTAGAGCTGCTGACCAAACAGAGAATATTAAACTGGTTATAGAATTTTAGGAGAGTTAAATGCCAAGTCCAACTGACTTTAATCTCTCACCTTACTATGATGACTTTAGCAAGTCAAAAAAGTTTCATA